TACCTATTTCCCCTTCAGCTCCTAATTTCTTACCTATCCAATTTAATAACGTAACAGGAAGTTCAAAGAATCCACGAAAGGCTGCCTCTAAGCCGGCAGTAATTTTACCAAATAAATCTCCTTGTTCGGAGGAAAAACCTTTTATAAAATCTATGGTTGTCATTAAGATAGTAAGCGGCCACCCAAGGATTCTAAATCCTTTAGCAACGCCCCTAAAAAGAACACCGATTAGACCTTGTGATTTAGTTAATCCAACTAAAAACACCTTTATTTGACTGACAATCTTTATAAGCGGCTTACCAATTTCACTTATTTTTCCAATAGTTTTGGCTATAAATGGCATTCTTTTCATCCGTTTAGCAACCGGTCTAAAAAATGATATAATTCCTTTTATAACTTTATATAACATTTCAAACGGAATGGTTAGAGTTCTTACTAAACCACCGACAAGTAATCCAAATGCGAGTACTATTCCCATTATTATCTTACTACCAATGCCTCGTTTTTTTTCAGGCATTTCTCTAGTTTGTCTTTTCTCTTCGCGCTTAAAATAATCAGTTATGCCTTGCAATAACGAATTTCTTTTTTTATCTGAATCACTTTCTTCATCTCCACTAGGAATTATTGATGTAGCTAAACTTTTACCCATACCACCAACAGTTTCGGCCATTTTAGAAATCTCAGGACCAACAACATCACTAACATGTCCGCCAACTTCTCCAGCTATAGTGCCCATATCACCACGAAGAGCATCTGTGGTTCCCCTCATAGTTTGTGAAATACCACCAACAACATCATCTAAACTATTAACGACCTTATCACCAACATTTCTGGTTTCTCTTATCAATGTTTTTAAAATTGTATCTTCTTCTGGCATGTTTTTATGTTCTCCAAATAAAAAAGTCTCTAAAGGCGAATGCCCTTAAAGACCTTTAAGTCCATTAGATATTTAATACCTAAGCGCGACACTATAACAAACTTTTTACTGTTCGTTTTCTCTTTCTATTTCTTCTGCCAACATGTTTATATATACCTCACGCTCAAAGTCTGAAAGTAAATGACTCTCTGTAAGGCTTATATTTACATGTCTTGCAAGTATATAGATTTCTCTTAACAATTCATGTAACGGTGTACCAACAAACAATTTAATTAGAAAAAAAAATTATGAAGAGGTATATCTATCTTATTTGTTTCTCCACAACTACTGCATTTAATTTCAAATATAAAATCGACACCAAATTTATTTTTTTCATACCATTTTTTAATTAACTCATATGATCCTGTAGAGATGTTTTCCAATAAGAACTTTCTATCTTCAATACTAATATCAAATTCCTCACCTTCCGGTGTTTTAATACTCTTTATTCCGGCGGCATGTGTTAATAATGCCATTTCTGTAGTTTGCTGTAGTGGTGTCATACCACTACCATCAAATTCACTATGTGCCTCTATTTGGTTACCTCTGGTAATATGAGCAATCTTTACAGTTATATTGTCCGTTAATTCTATCTTATTATCGGCATTTCTTTGAATGGTCTTCGTAGGAAGACTATTAAGATCAATATTTTGTAAAGTTTGTGTGTTACATTTTTTCCCATCCATTAACTTATCACAAATATATTTGAATCTATATGATTCTCCTTTTGTTTTCTTTCGTATCTCAACCAATAAGAAGAACCGATCTTGAAGGTAAAGATTTTCAATATTAAAATCTTCGTTTTGTACAGAAGAGGATATAAGTTGATCGAGCGCCATTTCTATCACCCTTTCATCTTTTTCATTTTCATATACAAGTAACTTCTTTAACTCTCCTGTTGTAATTGGTTTAAAACTGATGGTTTCACCACTTCCAGGTAAAACGGTTTCAAATTCATACACATTTAAATAATTCTTAAATGACATATTATCACCTCACGTTTTTATTTTTTATCCTTTTCTTTCTTTACAAGTTTATCCTTATATTCTTCCACTTTTTTCTTTTCATCTGTTTTCTTTTTATCCAAGGCTCTTTCTATGAATTTATCCCAATGACTCATAATTTTTCTCCTATTTTAACATCTTACTTACTTTATTCAATTCTTTAATAACCTTTTCTAATTTATTATATGTATCCATATCATTGGCATCCTTTAACCTCTTCATATGACCCATAATATCATTACCAATACCCATCAAAGCTATGTTTACTTTATTTAATATAGGATTCTTTGCCTCATCCAAAGCTCGATTCATAAATTTATCCCAATGACTCATAATTTATCTCCTCCTTTTTACATCTTTCTGTACGGCTTTTGCTTCCATATTAGCATCTTTACTACTTAGATCATGTACGTTCATAAGATGTTTTTTAAGGTCATTAACTTTACTAGTTGTAAAAATGCCTTGTGTTTCTGGAAAATCAAAACATACCGGGCATCGCATTATAACTTCATTCAAAGCCCTATCCATAAACTTGTCCCAATGACTCATAATTTACCTCCTTAAGGTGTTTCCACTTTGTGATGGCTATAGGTAAATGTTACATCAAATTGTGCCACATCGGTAGCGGCATAATCTAAGGTAACGGGACCAACTGTCTTTACCCACGCATTATGTAGTGTATAAGTCTGTACAGCCGTACCATCATAATCTAATAATTGAATGCGCTGATCTGTCATATATTCGGCAATAGGTGCAAACTCATTAGTTTCTGGATTATGTGCCTTATCAACCCATGCTTCAAAGAGTGATCTAATTTTTGCTTTCCTATCTACATTAAATGTTATAGTAAAATCTGTATATGTATGCTTCGTGGCAAACTTAAAATCAAATCCCTGCCAATTTACTATTCCTTCTTCTAATGTATTTTCTGGTAGTGATGTGGTACGAACCAAATATGTTACTTGCTCCTCATTCATTCCATCAACAGCTACACCACCAGGAAAACGTGGTAGATAGTAGAATAGATAACTACGTGCGCCTCCTGAGAAGTTCGCTTTAAATGCTTCTAAATTAAATCCAGGCATATTATTCCTCCTTTATTTTTCTTTTGTTAAAATTCATTACACCTCATATCAACCGGCCTACATCCTGGTATTTTATGTATCTCTCCGTGACATTCTCTACATACAGTAATACACATATCCATGTCAGCTGAGGTAAGTGGTTCCCATTGTATTCCTTCTAGATGGTGACAATGAAGATATTCATAACTATCACATTTAACACATTGGTAATCATCACGTTCAAACACCATCTGTCTTAATTCCGGTTGGACCTCTCTAGTTAATTTAGTCCATTCAAGTCTTCCAGAAATAGCAGCATCTATATTCATTAACTCTTTTGCTGTTTTACTCCATATTGGACAACACTTCTTACAGCTATTAGAACAATAGAATCTACTTTCACCATAATATCCAGGCTGTCCTTCAAGGCAGTAATATCTATTTTGTACATTTTGTGTTATAGGTACAAACCACTTTCCACACCAAGTACATTTTACCTCTAACCATTCTTTATTCTTCTTACTTCTTCTAACTTCCTCAGCATAGGATATTTGTGGTGCGTAGGTATCATAGAGTGGTATGTTTTTCTTTGTTACTCCACCTTTCCAACCAACATTATTTTTGCCTTTCTTACCCTCTCTAAGTTTTTCTTTATGCTCATCTGTAAGTTTTCTGCCGGCAGCAGTCCTTTTCATTTTACTTATTGTTTCCTCTGAATGTTTCTTCCCTCTTCTCCAAAAGTCTCCACATTTAGCTGAACAAAATTTACCTATGCTACCTAATTGTTTAAGAAAGGGATCTCCGCAATTCAAACAACCATCTTGATAAATATAACTTCGTGATCTCTTTTTATTATTGGTTGATATATAGTCATTATACCATCTTCCAGTAGTTTGATTATATCTTAATTTCTCTAAGTTATCCCAGCATATCTTCATAGCTATCTCCTTGTCTGATTTAATAATGAGGGTAAGATTGAAGGACAAGGCGACAATCTAGGGAGCGACCCTTTGTCCCCTCATATATCTAATTATATAACACTATTGATAATTGTAAACTAATTATTTTATTATCCAGTAGTTGCCGCTACTAGCTCAGTAAAACTAGCTCCTGTTTTTGTAGCTATGAAATTAAGTACAATATATTCTGCCGCTCTTGTTGGTTTGATGTATATATCACACCATAATTCATTACGATCAATACGTTCTGCTGTATTATTAGTTGTATCACATACAACGAGGAAGTCATATATTCCTCTGCGTGCTTTAACATCTCGCAAGAACGGTTCTATCATGTCAATTAATAATAATCTGGTAAAGGCATCATTGGGTTCAAATAGAAAGTACTTAGCTGCTGTACTAACAGCTTTTTCCAGAATCATAAATAATCTTCTTACATTAACTCTATTAAATGCAGAAGATTTGTCCAACATAGTTTTTTGGCCCCAAACAACTTTTCCCTGTCCGGCAAAACTTACAATCGGATTGATACCATTCTTGTAGAGTATATCACGCTCTCCCTGACTTGGGTTGAAAGCCAATTTTCTTACATTATTTAATATACCTCGATTCAATCCTGCAGGTGCGAACCATGGATCAGTTACATCATCTGTATTGGCATAGATTCCTGCTACATGTCCAGATGATGGAATCCAACGATATGTTGCATTCCAATTGTCATAGCAGTTGAGCCAGTTTCCATAAAGTGACGCATAAGAACTATTTTCATTTAGATTATAGGTACCGTGTGTACCAAGTCTAAAGGTTCTCATATCTGTTACTTCAGAATTCTTATTATTTACAACTATACTTTCTGGTACATCTAAGATTGCCATGGAATCTAATCTGGATTCACAAATACTAATCAAGTTAGATTGAACGGTTGTCGATTTTCCTGAGTCTATAAAAAGGTTTACATCTATTACTTCAGGATCGTCATATAGGTTATAGGCCTCATTAATATTGGCATCTAACACAGTATCACTATTATTCATCTGGCCACCGGCAAGTGTCTGATAATCATAAGTATAGAACGAACTCATATTAGTATTTTGAAGTGTCGCATCTATAGCAATTCTAATATAATCAGATTCACTGTTTATAACATTTTCACAGAAGATATTTTTACCTTCATCGTCCACTTTTCGAGGATCTGTAGATACCATAAATGATTCTCTATGTACATACGGTATTGTACTTTTATTTATATCTTCCTGATCTGCGACTCTTACAAGTACAATAAATTCAGTATCAGTATCAGTATCAAAAGGTAATTCAGTATCAAATAGATCGTTATATATGTCTTCTCTAAGGTTTGATGTTACTATTTCAGCTGCTGTTCCGGATACATATGCCGCTGCTGTATTATCATATTCAGTTTTACCTATTATAGCAACCTTTATATAATTACCCCAGTTGCCTCTATCTTTAGCTATAAACATCATAGTATCACTAGCTTCTGGCCAACCACTACTAAACGGTACTGATTCATCACCAAGTTCATCTGGATCTTCTGTTGCCAAATCTGTTAATATATACGCATTAGATGTTGTATATGCTGTAAAGGTTCCTGATGCGGCAGGTGTACCATAGGTGCCTGCAAAGGTTGCTGATACTGGAAGTGCACGTGTACAATACAATTTATTACCATATTTAAGATATCCTGTAGATGCTAACATATCTCGATATGATGCGCTAGTAGGTTCTCCAAAGATATCAATTAAATCATTTATGTTAGTGATTAATTGACGCTTTAATTCCGGACCTTTATAGGTGTTACGCAGAACATTAACAGCTATTGATGTCGCTACTGATGGTATTGTTGTTGTTATATCCGTTTCTATTACGGATACTAATGGTGAAAGGTATAAAGCCATAATTTTCTCTCCTTATATAATATTCCGTTTACTATATCTATTTATAAAAAAGTATCAGAAATCCGAAGAAAATGGCCTAAATAGTACTGAAAGAAACACGGGAGGTAATTATGAATATTGGAGTAAAAGAATTGAGAGAAAAAACATATAGTATAAAGGTATATGAGGAAGAGTTGAGGATGATAAGATATTTAAATAGTATATCAAAAAGGAGGCTTCCCGATATGCTAAGGAATTATATTAGGGAACTTTATGAAAAAGAAATGAATATTAGTAGAGAAATTGATCCTGATAAAGATGTATATGGTTTATAATTATTCTCTTATTTCAAATCTATCATAGACCAAAGCCGCATTACATTCAAGTTGCTGACTGCCCTCTCTATGACTCAATGTTATTTCACTTAGATTATTAATCCATACACCTATAAACTGCAATTTAAATACTTCAGATTGAAAGTTATCAACTACACGCAGAAATGCATCCACTGCATAATCACTATGATTTTCTAACATCTTATCCTTATTGTTGTTTATGTACTGCATCCATTTCCAAAGTATTTGCCAGTTTTTAAATTCAGCATCAACTATAAAATTTATGTTCCAAGGTTCATAGGTTATAGTACCGGAGGCTCTCTGGGCTTTAGTTCCTTGCCAACGATGTTCCTCTAAATCTAACGTAGCTCCAGGTATAATGGTTGAGAAGATGTTTAAGGTTAATTCTTTATTGGTGGCAAGGGTATCTGTAGTCGCTCCGCCAGGAACAATAGGAAATACAAGTTCAAATGAACTTGGGGATGCTTTATCTACTACCGTATCTAAGGCCATTTTAGTACCTATCCTTCTTTATATCCTTTTTAATTTCTTTCTTTGATTTGGCCTTTCCCCGCCAGTTGGGAGAGCCATACCATGTGTCTTTTAAACTTGCACAAAATCCTTTTACTCTATCACCCATATCATCTTGCATCCGTTTGACACAGGCATCAAAGAATCCGTGTGAATCCGGACTCTTACCTATGGTTTTACCAAATTTTTCTACCGACTTCTTTGTCCACCCTTTAGTGCCTATAGGCGCCTCACTTAAATATTTTTCAAATCTCATATTATTTCTCCGGGAGAACTTTTGTTCTCTTAGCGACCTCCATAGCCTTTCTTCTATTCTTTCTATCTACAGTGATTATAATCTGTCCTGATTTTCCTGATTTCCATATATGAGGAATACCCAAAGACTGTAAATTGTGAGAATAGAAATCCCACCCATCTTTTCAATAACTATCTTGCCACCACCTTCATCTTTTAATTTTTCAATCTCTCCAAACCACTTTGTTGATAGATGTTTAACTTTCTCATTCATATAGTCTCTAAATTTCATATAATCCTCGCTATATATCTTGCATATTTATATCCTTCTGTATTTATAAGAAACTTTCCGAATCCCGTTTTTAATACAAATAAGGTAGGAACATCACTCATAGTAAAATTACCACCCGGAGATGAGTTTGTCATTACAGTTTTTCCATATACCTGTTTGTCTGTATATACAGGATATTTTTTCACATCACTAGCACTAACTATATAACCGGCTCCTTTAGAAGGCCACATTGCTGGTTTACATGTCATTTTTTTAA